GATGAGCGAGTTCGCCGTCTGGTCGGAAGGCAGCGCGAAGCCGCCAATCCAGTACCAGGACTGCGCGATGATCTGCCTCAGCCTGTCGAGGGGCTCGCGGGTAACCATGCAGACGCCGTCCACCATCTCCATGAGGGCCTTGTCGCCGTCGGGGATGTCGGAGTGGCCGATGTTCTCGTAGTCACCTTCGATGAGGGCACCCTTGCCGCAGATGATCGCGCGGTGGATGGACCCGGCGCCCAGGGAAGCCTGCTGCGGAGCCTCGTTGGTCGTGATGTAGCGCACGCCCAGGAGCTCGAAGACCTCGCCCTGGCGGAATTCCTTGGAGTCGTAGGCTCCGCGGAAGAGCACCTGGAACTGCGGGTCGGCGAACAGCGAGAGCAGCTGCATCTCGTCGAGGTAGCAGTTGTAGAGGCCGTTGATTGCGGGCACGGCGTTGGAGCGGAGCTGTGCCACGGCCTTCAGGATGACCTGCATGCTGAGGGTGTCACCGGCGACCAGGGCAGCGGTCGTCTTCCTGTTGTTCGGACGCAGGACCACCGGGGCGGTGGACACGACGACCGGGTTGTTCAGCGTGGCGTCGGCGACCGCGACGTTCGCGGTGAAGTTCAGCACGCCGGACATGCCGTTCGGAGCGGTGGATACGTTAGCGCCCGCGCCGTCGGGAACGACGCCGACCAGCGTGTAGGCCGTCCCGTTGATGGCCACGACGGACGGAGTGCCGAAGCTCACCGCGGTCACGGAGCCCAGGGGGCCGACGATGTTGATGAAGCCGCGGATGTCGTCCACGTGCACCGTGGTCGCCGGGGCGCCCAGGGTGGCGATGACGCGGGTGTTGCCGCCCAGGTATCCGCCGACGTCCAGCACGCCCACGCTGGTGGTGCCGAAGTAGAGGTTGTTGCGGGCAAGACGGTCGAGCGACTGCTTGGCCTGCACGCCGTTGACGTAGCTGTTCTCGACGAACTGCGACGCGATGGCGACACCGGCCGCGACCATGTTCAGGTCGATGGTATCGTCGTACTGGTCGATGCCCATGGAGAACTGCTCGACCGAGAAGCTAGACGGGGTCATGCCGTTGTCGAGACCGGTGTTGGCCGCCGCGCTGGTGGGCGTGGTGACCGGCACCTTGAGGCCGCGCACGGTGTCGGTGATGGTCTGACCGACCTTATTCGGGAACACCTTGCGGTCCGCGACCTCGCGGAAGCCGAGGCGGCTCTCGAGACCCTTGCGGAACTTGCGGCTCAGAAAGCCCTGCTGGATGATCGGCTGAAGCGCAGCCGGGAAGTTGGCGATGGACATGGAGGATTCCTTTCGGGAATTTTCGGGGATTTCGGTCGAGGTTCGGTGACGCCTCGGCCATCAGGGCCTCCGGCGGCGGGTTCCGGCGTCGCGCGTCAGCGCGTGCGGACGAGTGCTTCGAGGGCTGCGTCCGCTTCTGCGTCCGTCATGTCCCTGGCGTGCTTGCCGGTCGCGGGGACCGGCTTGGGCGGGGTCACGGGGTTGTGGGTCGTGCCCTTGTCCGCGCCGGTGGCGTTGAACAGGTGCGGCAGCGCGGCCTTGGCGGACGACCAGAAGTCGGCCGGGACCACGACGTCGCCGTCCTTGTCGACCGTGATGGCCGACGTATCGAGCAGCTTGATGAAGTCGGCGTGGGCGAGCCCTGCCTCCTTCGCGCCCGCACGGATCTCCGCGCGGACCAGTCTCTGCCCCGCGGCGGTGTTCGCGGCGGCGACGGCATCCGCCATCTCCTTCGCGGCCTTCGCGGTGGCGGCAGTCAGTTCGGCAGCCGCACGGTCGGCGGCGGCCTTCGCCTCGTTGGCTGCAGCCTCGAGCTGCTGGGCCTTGAGGCGGTAGCCCTTGTTCTCCGCGCGCAGCTCACGGACGTAGTCGACCGAGAAGGTCTGCGGCTCGGAGGCGGCGGCGGCAGGCGTGGGCGTCGCGACCGCCGGGGCGGCTGCGGCGGGAGGGGTGACGGCGCCACCCTCGGCCTCGAAGACGGGTCCCCTGTAGGACTGGGCGAACCCGGTCGGGAACATGGGCACGTATCCGGTGGAAGGGGGGCGGTTCGTCATGGACATCTGTCCTCTCCGTGTGGCCATCGGGCCGTTCGTTTGGTGGTTGTCGGTGCGGGCCCCGAGGGGTGCCGCGGTTCGCGGCCTTCAGGCCGGAAGGGGTTCGTTCGCCTTCGTCTGCAGGCCGGGCATTGCCGCGGCCCGCGCGTCGGCCGCCTGCTCGTCCGCAAGGATTGCGGCGCGCTCGGCGGGGACGTCGGCGATGTCGTACGTGTCGGCCAGGATGCGGGTCGCGGTGTCGCGCGACATCAGCGCCGCCTGGGTGAGCACCTGGAGCGTCTGCGCCTCGGTCTGGCGGTCCTGCGCGGTGGGCGCGTACCAGCGCGGCCATGCCAGCGACAGTCCCTCGGACGACAGCTTGCCGACGGGCTTGCCGCCGATGACGAGGCCGCCCTGGCCCGGGCGGACCACCTCTGAGGCGGCGCAGACCATCCGCAGGAGAGAGAGCAGAGCGCCCTCGCCGTAGGAAATCCGCAGCCGGTCCGCGAGCCACACCAGGTTCTGGTTCATCAGCTCCATGGCGCGCCCGGACTGCGCGGCCGACAGCTTGTCGGCGTCGGCCCGGTTGCCGTGCATGCTCTCCATCGCCAGCGCGCGCAGGTAGCGCACGTATTCGATGGCGGCCGTGGCGGCGGTGCCGTTGATCTCGAGGAGCTTGGCGTCGCCCTGAGGGTCGCTGATGGTGATGGCGTTCGCCGCGCCGCCGGAGACCTGCTTGTCGGTTCCGGAGGCGTCGCGGATGACCAGCTTGGGGTCGCCCGCGTACTTCAGGGCGCGACCGGACTGCGACAGCTGGTAGTCAATCTCGATGACGGTATCGATCGCCGCCTCGAAGGTGCAGGCGCCGTCCATGCGGTCGCCGCCCGGCAGGTTCCTGATCCACACGACGGGCACGAAGCCCAACCCGTGCGCGACGGAACGCGCTGGGTCGGGCGACGGCTTGGCCTCGAGGTCCGATACGGGCCACGGCGCGAACCAGGTCTCGTCGGTAGCCGTCCAGGCGCGCTGGAACCAGAACTTCATGGTCAGCTTGTCCGGCGGGATCTCGTATTCCATGGCCGCGAGGTCGGCGCCGGAGACCTTGTATTTCTCGGTCACCGAGAGGAGGGCGTCCGGGTCCTCGGGGTCCCACTTCGGCGTCAGCGCGGCGGTGTCGAGCCGCGTGAAGAACGGCTTGCCCTTGAGGACCGAGAACAGGATGGCCGCGCTGCCGACCGAACCGGCGGTGGCCGTCTCGATCATGAGCTCGTTGAGCTTGCGCTCCGTGACCAGGGCGGCGAGCGCCTCCGCGGTGGCCTTGTCGCTGGCCGCGACCTGCGGGAAGTGCCCCTCCGAGAACAGGAGGCTGACGCTGTCGTCCACGACGGCGGTGCACAGGCCGCTGCGGACCGACGGGCGCCGCTGGGACAGCGGGATGTATTCCCCCGCGCCGTTGATCTCGTCCGAGAACGGGTGCGGGATGTGGGCGTAGTGCGCGCCCTTGAGGACCGAGGTCAGCGCCGCCAGCCGGAAGGCCCGGGCGGGCATGTCCCGGTCCCTGGGCAGGTTCTCTAGGAGCGCCTGCCAGTCCATGCGGGTTCTCCTGGAGGACGGGTCAGCGGCCCATGAGGTTCACGTGGCTGACGGTCGGCGCCTTGTAGGCAAAGCGGCCAAACGTGTAATACCCACAGGAATCCGGCAGATGGTCGAAACCAGTGCCCTTGTCGGGCTCGCTGGTGCCTTCCTTGTAGACGTGGCGCTCGTAGGCCTCGATTGACTTCCGGCAGACCGGGTCAACGAACATCCGGCGCGTTCCGTCGGCCGCGCAGAAGCGCCCGTTCGTCACGTTGTTCCTGTCGCGGACCAGCGGGTGGCTCGCCATGGCCAGCACCCGCATGCCTGATGCCTGCAGGATGCCGATGTCCGTGCGTCCCTGGGCGCTCGTGCGCCGCTGGGCGCCCGCCGGGTCGGGGTAGGCGATGACATGGGCGATGCTGCCGTTCCGCGCGTAGCGGTTCCGGATCTCGGCAACGAGTTCGTCGGTGTTCGAGGTGGGGATGACGATCTCGTCCACCTGGTGCGAGACGTCGCCGACCTCGACGAACACCGTGGCGCTCATCGGGTTGATGTTGAAGTCGATGCCGATGTGGATGACAGGAGCCGTCGCCAGCAGGTGCCTGCACGGTCGGACGCTGTCCGCCCTGGTAAAGGCCCAGAGGACGCGGCCCTCGTAGGTCTCGAAGCTGGCCTCGTATTCCTGGCGGTAGGTCCTGGCGTCCAGCGTGCGCTTCGCCTGCGCGACCTCCTCCGGAGGGACATTGCCGCCCTGGAGCGTCGTATATTGCCACGACATGTTGTCGGGCTCGCCACCCGGCTGACCGGCGATGTAGCCGTCGCGGAAGTGGTTGAACCCCTTCGGCGTGCCGATGAAGA